CGAACACGCGCCCGCCACCATCGAAACATTCACCTAACCGGCCCCCTACCCTGGCCCCACCACCCCGCCAACACGCAAAAAGGTATCCGGCAAGGTAGCTCTAGTAGTTATCGCGAGTAGTCGCCTATCTATCTTCTATCTGTCGTTATCCTTATATATGGGTATGTGGCTCTATCGTGTGGGTGTGGCATATGTCACATTATTAGTTCTTGTGAATAGTGAACTATTCGTGTATCTTGAATTGTGTAGGGCATAAGCTCTACTAGATGATAGGGGAAATATGAATATCTTTTTAGAGTCCGATATTGAGGAATTGAAACTATCTAGTCATTGTCTATACTTGCGCGGTAAAGAATTGCGCAATATGGCCCTAGGTACTTTAGGGGCCGCGGTGGGTAGTGCCGTGGTGATTAGTATCGTGCAAGCTTACAACGGCCACGATAGGGGCCTATTGTTGGCATTGTTCAGCGGGTTATTCCTGGCACTAATAACAATGGGTTGTTATGCTACCTATACGGTTTACCGGCAGTATCGTGCCGCCGCCGCGCGTGTTGCCGTGTTGCTTGCCCGTGTTACTGAGTCGGTAGCGCAATGAGTCGCCGCGCATATTCTGCCGATGAACGTGCCGCGGTAAATGCGGCGCGGGCATTGTTGGCCGCCGCGGCTAAAGAATTAGAGTGTGACCGGCCCGCCGATATTGAACGGGCCGCCGCAATATTAGGCAAGTATTCCCGCCGAAACATAGCTCTCATTCTTGTACAGGCCGGCGAACGTGGCCGCGACATACCCGCCGCCGTGGCGGGGTTTCATGAATGGCGCGCCGCGGGGCGTATCGTCCGCAAGGGTTCTAAGGGTTACGCTATTTTTGCGCCGATAGTCCGCAAGGCCGCCGATAGTGTTTCCGATGGTGATGATGGGCCGCGCGGGTTTACGGTCCGGTATGTGTTCGACGTTGCCGATACTGAACAGTTAGGTGATAACGCGCCAACTACGTTACGCGAACTTGAAACGGCGGTATCGGCGTGATGGTCCAAAATGAGTCCGGTGAAATGGTAGAGCTTATAGAGTGTGATTATTGCGACAAATTACAGTATCCGGCATCGTTGCATCGTTTCACGTATCATAGTAAATGGGTGAACGGCACGGTATCGGCGGGTATCTGCCAGGCTTGCGCGAAACATTACGGCAAAATATAAAGGCTAGGCGCTAACGCGCCTACCTTGCCCCCTTGACAATAGTCGATTAATGGATTATTGTTGGGTGGGTAGGGTAAAAGCTCTACAACTAGACAAGGGGAAATTATGTTAGATAAAATTACGTTGGCCGATATGGAAAAGGTAACGGGCCGCATTGCAGTGTTAGCCCGTGAGTTAGAGCTTATTGCGCCCGATGATAGGGTGATATTGTGTAAGGGTAGCGAGACTATGGGCATTAATTGGGGCGTGGCGGTAATTCACCACGGCGAAACGGGCCACAGTAACATTCTAGATATTGACCATTTAGGCAAGTATCGCCGCCCCGCTTATAACGTACTTGTCGGGTATGTTCGGGCATTAGAAAAGGTGAGCTATATGGCCGATGTTGCCGCCCGTAAAACTGTAAAGGTGGGCAAGTAATGTCTAGGGTAGCCGATGTTTACGCCGTGGAATTATTGCGGGAATGTTCGCCCCGTGTTTTATTGGACCAAATTGGTATTGGTAACGTGATGGCCATATCGGGGCTACGGTGGGGCCGTGTTTTGGCGTACCGTGACGGTATGCCGTACGTGGCGGGGGTAGTTTTGCCCGTGGCCCGCGGGTGGGCCGTGCACGTTGTTCTGGCCCCTGATGATACCTATACGGTCCGGCGTATGTTTCGCGGCAATTTTCGCCGTGATTGGGTAGGGGTTTACGCCGACAATGTTGGCCAGGTAGCTTACAACGCAAGCCTATTTGAGAATGGGGGTGAGTAATGGAAACGGTGAACACTTTTCTAGGGTTACTTACGGGCGGGCTATTCCTTGCGGGGTGCATTGCCGTGGTGAAATGGACTCTAGATAGTATCGAAACGGAATAAATAACACGTGAGTGTTACGGGCGGGGCCGCGTGGCCTTGACAATGTTCGCAACATTGCCGCCCACTACCCGCTAATTCTGGCGGGCGATATAAATAACGATAGGGGAAATAATGAGAATAGAGATTAGTGGCGGCATTGCCGTGGATATGTTCAAGGCGTTAGATATTGCCCGCGGGCGTGACGTTATGCGCGTGGCGTTGTCTGGCGTGAATTGGGAAATAGCGGGCGGGGTGCATACCTTTACCACTACCGATAGTTACCGGCTACACACTGTCACGGTGCCGGATACCGGCGCTACGTATGAAGATAGTGTTCTATTGTCTGGCGATATTGTTAAAGCTATTCAAGTATGCGCTAAGGCCGCGGGCAAGGGTAGCAACATAGTGCTTGAAATTGGCGAAAAATTAGGGGTCCAATTTTGCGATATTCACGGCACTCATGTTGTAGGGGGCATTATTCATAGCGAGATTGTTTTCTGTCTCAACAATGAATTTCCTACGTGCCGTAGCATTATCGATGGGGCTACAGATATAGAGCTACCTGCATTGTTTAACGGTAAATATTTAGGGGGCCTTATTGATGCCGCGACATTGTGGGCCGGTAAAGATGGCCAAATTGTTGTTGAGTCTATTCATGCCCGCAAGCCTGGCCGCGTTACTGCCGCCAACGATTACGGCGTGTTTACCGGCGTTATTATGCCGCAACGCGGGGGTAAATAATGATATATGCGGAAACACACTCAGTACGCGGGCATGTTGTTGTTAGCGCGTTAGTGAATGATGGTAAAGCTAATGGGGCGTGGCGTATGTCGCGTATCTATGACGGTTACCCTGAACTCACTGCTATGTCATTATTCCGTGAATATTGCCAGGATAACGGCATCGAAATAGTATGGGGTGATGAATGAATATTCATAACGTGATGGGCGATATTGCCGCGGATATTTTGCGGCCCGCAAGAATGAGAACGTGTGGCGTATGCCGTGACGGTATTGGGACCGTGTACGTCACGTGGTATTTACCTATTGACGGCCAGGTCACTGATGGGGGCGGGGCGTATCTATGCGCGGAATGTCAAAATAAGTTAGAGCTATCTGGCGCGAAAATAGTTTACAAGTAGGGATAGGGGTTCACTATGGATATTTATAAGCTTATGGAAAATATTGCCGCCGATATTTTGCGGCCAGATATACGTACTGCTACCGATAAAGAAATGTTAGCGGTATGGAATAGGGGCGAACCTTGTTTCGCGGGTTACTCATGCGGGTGGGATAGCACTACTTACTATGAGAAATGCGAACTACTTAGGCAAGAATTAAAGGCCCGTAACCTTTTATAGAGCTAGGTTCACGCGGGGCCGCGGGGCCGTTACAAGTGTTCGCCACACTTGCCGCGTACTATACTCTTGCCAATTCCGGCAATGGTATTTATATGAATAGGGGATATATGAATAAGACAGAATTATTTACGGGCACTATGACAAGTAGTTGCACTTGTACCGTGTATGACGACACTACCGGTGAATACACTAATGAACCGGCACAAGAATGTTACGGCCATTGTTGGGAAATGGAATTAGAGCTATTTTCTACAGATATTGTAGAGCTACGTGACAGTAATGAAACTAATTGGTGGCGCGTAGAAAACTTGAAACTATGGGATAGGCAAGTTTCCGGAATGTTCTACGCGAAAACAGTAGAAGAATTGTTGCGCGGTATGACAGTAAATAGTGAATGGACTATGCGCTATACCGTTTTTAGTGACCATATTGAATATTCACTGAGTCATCACGACGCGCCTATGGGTAGCAGTTCAGTGTTGCGGGCCGTTACCGATGAACAACGTGAAGAATGGGGACTCTACTGATGAGTGAAATAACTTTTACCGATGACAATGGGGAACTAATAACCCATATAAACGTTTCCCGCGTGTTCACCTATAACGTGGAATATGTTGTAGAACAACTACTAGAGGATAATCGCGGCAATGATGATGTTGAGATTACTCTCGATGATGTTCTTGAACGTATTGAACACTTGTCTGGCGATGACTTTAATAGTCCGGTGGACCGTCTATTTTTTGCCGACACTAACGGGAATGAGTACTGATGAAACATTATCGGATTAGTGTCAGTGACGGGCTATTCATTATTGGCGAACAAGTCATTGCATCGGATAATCGCGGCATTAAAGGTGGGATAATCCCGCGCCACGTTGTCAATTACGCTATGAAATATGCCGATGATATGCGCGAGCCAGGCAACCTATATCTAACGGTAGAGCTATATGTTATGCCGCTAGTGGATAGCGTTAAAGTACGGCCAGGCAAACTTACGCCGGTGCTTAGTATGAAAATACAAGAACATTACACGCCCGTGTTGGGTAGTGAACAATAAACTGTCACGCCATATCGCAACATCGACGGTAGCCCTACTTGCCGGTGACATTCTTAAGAGTGTTGCGCGGGCCGGTAGGGCTATTTCGTTTCCACGGTATCGGCGTTACCGTCATCGACGGCAGTACGTTGTAGTGCGCATGTTGGGCGGCATTATCCGTGAATACTGGCGCGGCCCGTATTACCGTGACGGCCACAAATACGATAGGCGTATCGGCCTGGCATACCGGCACACTACGTTCAATGCGGCTAATAGCGCGATAGCGGGGTGCGGCCTGGCAACATATTCATCGACGTTAATGGTGGTGGAAATAGATAGGTAGCTGCTATAGTGTTGTTGTTGTAGCCGCGCTCTCGGACCTTACCCCCTTCGGGTCCGATGATGCGCGGCTATATTTTTTTGCCCACCCACCCCGTCCCTAGTGCGACGACCTCATATCGCTAAAGGTTGTACGTTTTTTTTGCACGTTTCGTTGCCGTCACACCACGTTCTGTTGGTGTTTGCCCGCCCCACATGCCGAACCGCATCAGTATGGGCTGTTCATATTTTAATGCCGCATCGAGGCATTGTTTTTTGACGGTGCATTGCGCACAATAGTTTCGGGCCGGCAACCAAGGGTTATCTGTTTTGTCGCCGTTTATTTCGGGAAAAAATATTTCTACAGGTGCGCCTTTACATGCAGCTTTTTCTTCCCATTCAAGACGCATGAACATGAGTGTTCCGTTGCCGTTGATATTCTTCACGCTGTAATGGGGTCATGCCAGCAAAATATCCGTGTCGACCCATGCCTTGTTGTGGTTGTGATTCTATTTCCATAACGAACTGGAAACAATCTGCCAGTACAGGGCATTGTTCACAATATTTTTTGGCTTCTTTATATATTGTTTTGCCTTTACCGCGTTCACCGTAAAACAGTTTAGTGTCTGCGCCTTTACAAGCTGCTTCTTCACGCCAGTATCTATTCATTTCTTAGCCCCTTTGCGAACTTTTTTTGTAGGTTTATATCGCTTTGCTTCATGGCATAAACAGTCACACTCAGCCACCTGGATAGGGGACCAGGTGGTGAGTGCTTTAGTGACTGTTCCGCAATGGTCACATGCCATTTTCTACAATTTTGTTGGCCCACATCATTGCCCAGGTGTGGCAGTCACCGCACCCCTTAGCTTTGTGGTCGGTCCGGCCACACAAGTATTCGTTTCGCCATCCCGCTATGCGGCCACTCATTGACCATGCCATTGAATCAGAGGACTGGAGATGTTCTCCAAACAGACTGATGCCGTCTTTTTTTAAACCAAACCCGTGCATTTTTACGCCACGTTTAGATAATTCTTGCACCAGTTCTTTGACTCCAGCAACGGAAGCTCGACGACAAAAAGAACCCATCCCCACAGTTTCCTGCTCGACAAGGTTGATGCCATAAGTTTTGTACATATCAAAATGCGTTATGTAATCGTCGGGGTTCCATCCTTGCAGAACAGGAATAACCCTTGCAGGTGGGTTTAGTTGTTGTATTTCGCAAAAGTTTTGACAAGTCAAATGTTGGTGTTCGTTTACGCTTTTGCCAGTATTTTTAATCATGTGCGGTTCGCACATCCAATCTTGGGGCGAAGCCCAAACCAAACCGCCAATGTCGGCAACAATTCTTTGCAACGAATCGACGTATTCGCCTGGTGTGGTTCTCCATTCGTTGAACATTGTTAATTCGGTGAAACCCCCAGAATCTAAACACCAAGATATGTTTGTTTTCTTCAATTTTTTGTACCGGTTAATTCTTCTTACCGATACGAACAACGGGTGTTTATTTGGTTTCCCCCACAGCCACGAAGGGTTGTTTGTGCCGACATAAAAAGTGAATGGGGAGTCTGCCAGTATCATGCTTTCTCCACCATGTTCATGCACCCCAAATACCCAATAGCGTCCACCAAAGAATCGTGATGGAGATGCCCGCGTTCACGTGACGTTCTGAGTCGAGCCATCTTAACGGCAACCATGAAACACAACGCTTCCTGGACAGATAGTTCTATGCCCGTCAACCCGTAGAAGATTTCCACGACCTTCGTGTAGTCCTCTAGCGGGTGGGCGTACTGTTGTTGGCGTGGACCCGTGATTAAACGGTGTGCTTCACCAAGTATTTCTGCGCCCCTATGCAGCGACATGTCAGAACGGTTCTTCGTCAGTAACTACTGATGCACCAGGAAACTTGTCGGCCACCTGACGTAACACTTGTTCTGTTTGGTCCGGCACTACAGCTTTCCAACGGAGCGAGTAACCCACTTCGTCAGCAATGACACGAATCGACTTGCCTTTCGAGCCGTCTTTCTTAGTGTATTCTTCCTGCTCTAAACGCCCCGAAATGATAACGCTGTCACCTTTAGTGAACGTACTAGCAATGTTGAGGGCTAGTTTGCCGAACACGACAACGTTGTGCCATGTCGTTTTCTTTTTGTCATCCTTACCGTAGTTGTCTGCAACAGTGAACTCTGCTACTTCGAGTTGGCTGTTGGTGTATTTCAATTCGGGTGGTTGCCCGATGTTGCCGTGAATACTGATGTGGTTTGTCATTGTTTTTCCTTCTGTGTTAATGGAATTGTTTTGTTTAACTGTTTTCTACATACATGTGTAGGGTCCGTTCGGGGCCGCACATAC